GAAGTAGTGAATAAAGATATACTCAAAATAATTATTATAATTGATAAGATTTTTTTCATTTTATGCAGCCAATAGTAATGCTTTTAATAATATTGCTAACCACTCAGCCATAAATTTCTCCTAATTAAAGTTTCATATTTATTTATAAGTAGTTCTTATACTATTATCTCATGTTATTATGAGTTTGTCAAGACCATTTTTATTCTTCATCATCATATTCATCATATAATATAAACAATTCTTCATCATCTTCTTCACTAATAATCTCTACTGTATTGTGTGATGGATCGTTTATATAGATAAACTTTGTCTCATCTCTATGTTTATCAATATCACCAAGATGTTGATATTCTGATATGTCTCTTGCTTCTATGGCAAAGTGAGAAGGGTGTTCGTTTTTAGTGGTTAACGCTAGACAGGTATTCTCAAATTGTATCATAGCCCAAGTATTATCGTGATATTCTACTTCACAACTAAAATTGTTTGTGTACCATTTAACTGATTCTTGTATATCATCAACTTGGATTGCTACATGATGTAGTCTATCTAGGTAGTCTGCCATATACTATCTTCCTTTCTTAAAGTGTTTCTGGTGAGCGAATTTATAAAATTGAAATTGTGTTGATTTGGTTCCAAGTTTAAGTTTCTTTCCTCTAAAAAGATATCTACCACTTCTCATACTACTTTTTAATTTGTTTAAGTTTTTTGCTGTATTCTTTTGATATTTTATTCTATGCACTCGTGGTTCTGTTTTACCATCTTCAGTAATCCAGATAAGAATATATTTCTTTTCTTTTATGGAATACCAATGTAGTGTAAATTCTTTTTGTATTTTCTGTTCTGTTGCATAGCCTTCGATAGACTGTATTGTAATATATGTATAAAAAGTTAAAAATAGAAATAACGGAATAAAGAAAGAAACAAACATAATTTGTTTTCGTGATTCAATCATTACCCATAAACAAGTAATTGCAAAAGCGATTAAAGTAAATACAAAGATAGGTTTTGATAAAAATGATTCTATGAACTCATTCATTTTTCTCCTCAGTTTTATCCCATGTAGGTGTATTACCCCATGTCATTTTTTCGTCTATGACGTATTGAGCGTATTGAACATATTCTCTATCTTCTTCACTTAATACAGACCAAAACTTACTAATACTCAACGTAAGGTCTTTTACTTCATCAGGATTTTTAAGATGATAGTCTGTTTCCATCCAATGTTGTAACGCATCTAATTTGTTTTTAATTCGTTCATTCAAACTATTCATTTTGTTTTTAGTTCACCCATTGTCCAGTACCAGAGAAATTTGCACCAAGAGGTATAACAAACTTCTTCGGTAAGAAATTCAAATCTATTACTTCACCTTTTCCATTTATTTTTAATCTTACGATTGTAAGTTCTTCTCCTTTTGAAAAGAACTGTACTTTTTTTGTGTATAATATTTTGTAAGGATTTAATTTTATAATTTCAATTTTACCTTTTGTTATACTTCTACTTTCTTTATTGTACACATGAGTATTAATAATATACTCACCCGGAATGATACCACGCAGAGTTATAACTTCTCTATTGATTGGTATGATTATCTTTTCACCATTAATCCATTCTGTATCATTTCGAGTACCTAGATCATCTTTGTCTAAGTGCATAAATCCAGAAGCCATGGAACGAAAACTAACAACATTATTGTTTGGGTCTTGCACCCACAAATCAATATCATCTGTTTTATCGTAATCCCATTCGAGTGTAATGATAATATCTGCTTTTGGTTTTATAGGATTCTCTGCTTTCTTTTTCGGTGTAATCAATAGATAACTAATAATAAAAAGAAAAACAAAACCGAGAGTGAGGTTAAAAAGTAAATCCGTAAAACCTAAAGTAGAACGATATTTTCTTTTGTTCATACCTTTTCCAGATTAACTAATTGTATCTTGAGTGAGAGTGAACACACAAGTCCTGTAAGTGTTGTCCATAGGGCAGTAGACATACCAGTTGCCATACTTGATAATGCCTTTTGTAGTGTTGCAATATTACTTACATCAATAGAACCAAAGGCAGAATTAAGAACAATGATAAATCCTGATACTGTTCCAATCATACCTAATGCGAGACAGGCTTCAGATATAAACCAACCAACATCTGCATCTACTATATCATATACACGATCTTGTGTTACATGATAAGTACATTTGCCTATCCATATAGTTGTAAGAACAAAGACAAGCATAATGAGAAAACTAATCTTTGTTTTATCGTTTTGTAGTATTATATGATACAAGTTCCAATAGTGTGCCGTTATGGCAACTCCTAATTGTAAAGAAAAAAACAACCACCATCTTAAAAAAGGTATTTTAAATTGTGTAAAAAAACTATCAAAGTATTTTCGTAACATTTTAACTCCCTAAGTTATCCTTCATTTTTTGTGGTCTGTTTGCAGTTGGTCTATCAACTGTATCATACAATCCTTTTTCTGTAACTACTTTTCGATACCCTGTTGGTTTGTATGTAGTGTAATATATTTTGCCATCTATTTCTGTATCGTATCTTTCTGTCCCTGCTCTCCAATGCATTTGAATCACTCTACCTGTAGCAAGAACTCTTGCGGCTACTCTTTCACTTGGTAGATAGACTCTCATTTCGACAGCTACAGTTTTTGTATTTCCATCTGCATCTTCTTCCATGATTGTTGTAACTCTATCATCAAGTGTTTCTTCTTCGTTTGTGTTTAATAATTCTACCATTTATTCCCCTTCTTCGTTATTTTCCTCTTGATCTTCTGTTGCTATTTTTGCCTTTCGAGTTTTTGGTTTCTTGGGCTTCTCTGGAGGCATTTCAAATAGTCCCGGAATTGCTTCTAGAACTAATCTTGGTGTAAGTCCGTTTATTTGTGATTTCTTTTCTATCATTTGAAGTACAAGTTCTGCTTCGGTTGCATGAACTGATTCCAAAATAGTAATAAAAATTTGTTCTCGTTTCATTTGATTGACATTTGAGTTTACTGTTAAGTATTGAAACTTTCTTGTTTCTCTATATAAAGTAGAAGGTGTTATTCCTTCAGGTGCATCATCAGCACGAAACGGTGGTCTTGTTTTTGGTAATGCAAATTCTATTTTTGGATCAAATGTTCCTTTTAAAATAGAACGCAAAGGTTTACAGTTATAAAATTTCAATAAATCAACTCTTGCTTGACGAGATGTCGCATCATTAACGAGTTTCAAAATCTCTGCGATTGATAATGTTGGACCCATTTAAAAATCTCCTATATTTTCCATCAAATTCTTTAATTGTTTATCAATAAAATATGGCATCAACTTACTACGATTACCATTTATTGGTTTATCATATTCTTCTAGTATCTGTTCTTCAATTGATTCTGGTACAAAATCCAAATCAATGAGTTCTTCATTTCGTTTATAGTTTCGTAACATTTCTTCTGTGCAAAATTCTTCTGGTTTCATACCTAACCATTCATTGATTCTTCTTTTAATGAGTGGTCGTTGTCTACCACCATTTATGAATGTATCATCTTTCGATAGAAAGTTTGGTACACCATCACTTCTATCACCTCTCATAATCAGTTCTTTTATAAACTGTTGAGGGTTATCATTACGAATATATTTTTTCTGTATCGGACTGTACTGTGCTACATTCGGATACTTTTGCAACTGTACAAAATCTTTATCGCCAGAAAGAATCAGAATCGAATTTTCTTGAGAATGATGTTTTACTATAATAGCAATAATATCATCTGCCTCAGTAGATTGAACTTCTAATGTTTTATAAGGAAATGTTTCAGACAATTCATCTTTGATTCTATTTAATGATTCAAAGATGTTAGGCCAATCTAGGTCAGATTCTTCTCTTGTTTTCTTTCTTGAAGCTTTGTAATATGGAAACTTCTGTTTTCTCCAATAGTTTTTATTATCACAACAAAGAATCATTTCACCATATTTGTTCTTAAATTGCGACCTGTACTTTCGTAAACTATTTAAAACCATGTGTCGAACAAGGTTTTCGTTTATTCCGTTATCACCGTTTCCCATGTAACCAATTTGTCTCATGAGATTCGATATCATAATTTGATTCAAATCAACAAGTATCATTTTATAATCCTTTTAATTGTATCTCCTATATTATATATATGCGAGATATTCGTCAATAACTTCAATCATATCTGGATTGTCAAAATTGAGTTTTATTTTATTCATAATACGTTTTTTTACTTTGTGTTCATTAAATAACATCTTCATTCTTTTTTTACTAAACTTCTTTTTTTCTAATTGTTCCTCTAACTCGTTTGCGAATATAATGCTTAATCTTTCTATTTTGGCTGCTGTTGCTGCCTGAATATCTATCTTTGGTCTTTCTTTTATTTCTGGTTCGGGTAAAGTTTTGGAATATTGGATTAATTCTTCAAGTCTTTGCTGAAAAAACTTCTCGCTATTTTTCCATGTAACGTGTTTGATATCTGTCTGTAAAGATATCATTCTTGCAATAGAACCAAGAACGCAAAATTGATAATCTTCACATCTTTTTACTATGTTGATTAATTCTTTAGATTCTTTTTGTTCTTTTAAATAATTAATCACAAATTGTTTTTGTTGTTTATTACTTGTATTCACATTATACCATCTAAAGGCTCCTGCTATTTCAGAAGAAAGTATATGTTTCTGCAACTCCTTGTTATCCATCTTTTTTACTTGACCAACATGAAACATACGTTTATAAGGATAGTCTTTTAGTTTTTTAAACTGTGCTGGTTTCAGTTTGTTGTAGATACTCAACTGTGGTTCTTCTGCAAATAGTTTTTTCTTAGCCAATGATATATCCTTTATTCAAAAATTCGATTATGAGTATTATTCACTTTAACAAAAGTAGCACATTTTGTCAAGTCTTTTATTCTCTCTGCACCAACGTATGTGCAGGCAGAACGAATACCACTTAAAATATCTGAAATCGTATTTTTAACTCTACCACGATATGGAACCACTACAGTCTTGCCTTCTTCTCCACGATATTCACGATTGGAATGTCCGTGTCGATCCATAGCAGTTTTAGAAGCCATACCATAAAAGGTCATTCCTACAGGTCTTTCTTCTGTTACTTTTTCTAATTCGTTTTTGTAAATATATTCACCATCACATTCATCATGACCTGCTAACATACCACCAATCATAACAAAGTCTGCACCAGCTGCAAATGCCTTTACAATATCACCAGAAGAATTACAACCACCATCTGCGATAATATGACCACCAACACCATGTGCGGCATCTGCACATTCTATCACAGCACTTAACTGTGGATAACCAATACCTGTTTGTATTCTAGTTGTGCAAACACTTCCGGGACCGACACCAACTTTAATAATGTCTGCACCTGCAAGTATAAGTTCTGAAGTCATATCACCTGTAGCCACATTCCCTGCGATTATTGTTGCATCAGGTAATAAATCTCTTGTTCGTTTTATCGCATCTACAAAGTTTTTTATATATCCATTTGCAACATCTAAACCAACAAATCCTATTTCTGGAAATGAGACTGCAAGATTTTCTAATACAGATATTTCTTCTTCTGATATACCAGTCATAGCACAAATGTATCTGCATTGTGTTTGTTTTTCCCACAAGTCAAAAAATACATTATGTTGTCTTGCAATACAAGTAACCATTTTATACTCTTGTAAAACTTCGTGCATACCAAACGTACCTGTCGTGTCCATATTACTTGCCATAATAGGAACACCTGTCCATTCTTTTTGACTATGATAGAATTTATATGTTCTATCCATATCCACATCAAACTTAGAAGTAAGTGTTGACCTCTTTGGTCGAATCAAAACATCTGAATAATCCAGTTTTATATCATCTTCAATTCGCATTTTTTCTCTTTCCTATTTGAATTTCTTTTTTTTTTCTATCAGTTCTTATATTTAATACTTGATTTGATTTCATATCAAACCATCTATAGTTATGACCTTCACCATCATGATAAGAAAGATGGTTAAGACTGTCCAAACGAAAAGAACGCCAACCTTTGTTTTCTAAATCCCAAACAGGCAGAACTTCTAGATTCTGTTTTCTAGTTTTTACTTCATCATTTTCTTCTTTGATGGTGGTGTTCTCGAACATGGCAGGATTCAATGTGCAACTCATTATTCTAGTTTCGCCATTTGCTTTTTGGAAAGATACATTACAATCATGTTCTAATAAAATTTGTATCAATAATTCACGGTTTCTTAAATCAACTCCCATTATAAAACTCCTTAATTATTCTCCTCCGAGAAAATAGTATTCTTTGGTCTCGACATAAAAGAATACTTCATAAACATATCAATAAATCCACCTGCAGCCAATACTGATGGTGGCACGTTTTGAATATCTTCCAATTCAATATCATCAAGTGCCTTGTCGAGTTGGTCAAAACTTTCTGGATTTACATGAATTTCTATTTGTGCATCATTACGAAAGACTACACAACATTCATCTTTCTCTAATTCGACATCATAATTCGGGTGAAATTTAAATCCATAAATTTCTAAGCCTTCTTCTTTTTCGTTTTCATCATAATCAAAATCGTCTAAGGGCATTTTACACTCCAGATAACCATGGAACTACGAATATTAAAAAAAGAGAAACAATAACACAATAGATTGTTGCTTGAATCAATTCATTTTTTTCTAACATAATTATTTATCTCCATCACATATTAGTATTATTTACCTGCTATGACAAGAATATCTCGATAATCTACATCTGCAAAGAAACAGACTTTTTTGAACCAATTATTTTTTTCATTAAAAAAACGAATGGCACTATCATAATCGAGTTTATCTTGTTTATACATTTTGATTCTTCTTTTTATTTTGTTGCCTTCTTTGTTGGTCATTGTTTTCAGTAGTTCTTTTCTTTCTTGTAGAGGAAGTTTTGTAAGTTTTGCATCTTTTCTATTCAACTTTATTTTCAAATCTTCCAATCCCTGTTGAATGATTGCTAACCATAAAGCAGGTTCTTTTTGTTCGATTGTATCTTCTAATGATTTTATTTTCATAAGCTAGTTTTCTCCTCAATAAATGCAATTCTTGGATCACTAGGATCCTTCGATTTGTAGTATTGTAATAATGCTTTGATTTCTTGTTCTGACATTTCATAAAGAAGTTCTTGTAGTTCTTCACAAGTCCATTTGTCCATTATCATATTCTCAATTCCTTTAAGTTCAATCATATAGAATATCTCCTTTTAGTATTCTAGTTCATCTAGTTCATCATCATTTAATTGCATCAATTCTTCTATTTCTTCATCAGAGAAATATACAAGTTCATCAGGTGTAAGTGGCGCTTCCCATTCTTCCATTATAGAATTGATATACCGTAGAGGAACCTTTTTGATATCTTTCACACCTTCTTTGTCCATAAAAAACTGTTGAGTTTCTTTTGGTATTTGTTTATATCTTTTATATGTTTTAAACGACATTATATAATTTCTCCTCCCTCTGAAATAGCAAAAATAACTAAAGCTAACGCAATTATTACACCTATTAATAACATTATACATTCCTTTCTTAATTGGTGGGGAAGGTAGGAATCGAAC